AGATACAACCATATTGATATTACTTTTAGTCATATTATACAGTTTTTACTTGTTTAGATAGTAAGTCATTTCCTTTAACCACATTTTGAATAGATTTTCCTAGTTGATTAGCTTTACTAGAAGCCTGTTGAAGTGATACTATAGGATTACCACTAGAATCTACTGCAGTCTGAAAGTATACACCTAATGCTATTAAAAACGAAGATACTTCCCCAAGTAAAGTATTTAGATTTTCTCCTTTAACAAGAGATTGAAGTTGTATTCCTTCTTCTCCTGTAGTAGAACCTAAATAAACTTTTGGAGCTACTAATGCTGCTTGAGTAGCAGCATCTATATTAACAGAAGTATTACTTGTTAAATGAATAGATTTATCTGCCCCTAAAATTATAGAATCATTTTTAGCGTTAAATACTAAACGTCCTGAATTTAAAATTATTTGTTCCCCAGAGTATGTTTTAACTGCTGTAGGTAATGTACTCTTTTTATATGAGTCTTCTCTATTACTAGCTGGAGATAATGGAATTTGTTGAGTAGAAGTTAAATAAATAGATGATTTATCATTATTTATGTCTTCTATTGTTGGAACCCAAGAATCAGTATTTAACAAACCTTGCCCATTTCTAATTATAAAAATAGGTGATCCATTTTCTCCAACTGAAGACCATGGATTAGGAATATTAGAATTATTTACTGTAGAACCTAATCTTATAGAATTACCAAATCTTCCTTCATAAATAATATCTCCTTCATATGGTAGTAAAGGGTGAACATTTATAACATTACTCTCATTAAAGGTCTGTCCTAGATTAATTTCAGTAGTTTGATTTGAAATTACATTTGTAGAGCCTGCTTCTACCTGTTGATAGCTTTTATTCTGTGATTCAGGAGTTATATTAGCTGAAGGTATCCCATTATGAGTTACTGAATTCCAAACATTTATTGGGGGTAAATAATAAGCTTGTATAGAAGTAGTATTACTTGTGGCATCTACGTCTGTTAAATATATTATAGGTACTAATTCATTTTTTAAGGGATAATGTTTAATATTAGGAAAAGCAGGATATGCTGCTACTAAAGGTACATCATCACCAAAAACCGGGTTTTTAGCAGATTCTATAAATATTACCCCAATACTATTCCATGCCCCATATTGTTCAAATTTAGGGTGCTGTTCATCTAATATTATATCTCTTACTCTACTAGAGTTTATTGTATTAGTACTTGAAAAAGTTCCTACTCCTGATTTTTTATCAGAATAAACAACTTGGGTACCATATATAAGCTTAGCCATTATTTATTATCTGGTGTATTTTTATGTATTTCGGCAAATAATTGGGCTTTTTCTGCTTCTGTTAGTAAAGTTTCATTGTTTGAACCTTGATTTTGAATAGCTCTTTGTATTATATTTGCCATTTTAATTAATTGTTCATCGTTTTTGATACTTATTTCTAAGTATTCTTTAATTAAAGGAACAATTAATGTTGCATCTCCTATTTCTTGTATAAGAGGTTTCAACTCAGATATTAGAGCAGATATTTGTTTTTCTTTACGTTTTTGGTTTTCGTATATTTCCTTAAATAATTCAGAAAATTTTTTACCTTCAAATATGTTATTATCTAATGCGTCCATTTTTTATTATAAATATCAAATTTATTAAAATTTGTAATGTCCATTTTCTAAATAAAACACCCATTTGGTTCTGAATATTTCATATAGTTTATCTGCTACCTTAGTTATTTTAGGAGTTTTTACATCTATTATTTCTCTGATATAAATGTAAAGTGCTTTTTTATTAAAAACATCTATTTGGTTTCTTTTTCTAAATAATTCTAATACAGCAGCTGCTATTCTAGCATCTTGTCCTTCTACTCCTTTTTTGTCAGGAAATATTTCATATATATTTTTGGTACAATATTCAACAAATTCATCCATGAAATCAGATAATTTATCATGTTTATTAGATATCATTTGCCCACCATTATCTTCATAGTCAGTATTATCTAATAAATTTTCATGTATTGTTTGTTTAGAAGTTTCATTTAAGTCTGAATCTCCTTCTAAATTTCCTATAGCTATAGATTCTACTCTTTTTTTATAATTTTTCTGATTATATATTATTAGATATCTTTTAGCTATAGTACCAAAATATGAATATGCTTTTGCTCCTTTACTAGGATCAAATAAATGCATTTTACTCATTAAAAATTGTATTACCTCAAATTGTAAATCTTGTAGATTATCAACATCAGTATAATAGAATTTAAAGGTATGAATAAGATTTTCAGTTAGCTTAAAAAAAGCATAGTGAATTTCATCTTCATATATTTGATTTTTCTTATCAATATCAGATTCACTATTATATTTAATAATAGCTAATTCTGTGTCCTTTGTAAAATAGTTTTTGTTAATCGTTTCCATCAGTTCTAAATTTATTTAACTGTTCTTGAATGTTTTTTAACATTCTAAGAAAGTATCCAACTTCATCGTCTGCCTCAAATATTCCTTTTTCATCTAATTGTTTAATTTTTTCATTAGATGCAGAAACGAAAGAATTTAGCGATTTTAAATACTCCTCATAAGCAAGAACATTGTCTTCTAATTTTTCATTTTTCTTTAATAAATTTATTATTGTATAAATTGCTATACATATTATAAATAATAAAATAAATAATACAATACTCATATTTTTTGTTTTTGTTAATAAAAAAAGGGTTACAGAATACTCTGTAACCCCACGATAATTCCTTAATAATATAAACCAACCTTACTCAAAAAAATCTTTCATAACATTTTTTAATCCTTCACTCTTAACATTAGATAATGCTTTTTCTTTAATAGGTGTTGCTGTTTTTTTATTTATTGGACTTCTTTCTTCCTTTTTAACTCCACTGAATTTGGGAAACCATTCTTTTTCAAATTCAATTCTAGAAGCTAACATATCAGCGTGATGTATAATAAATACTAAAGAAGTTCTTGGTTTTTGTTCTGGTAGCCAATTAATCAAATACGGTTTATTAGCTTCATCATATATACCATCATGTAATTTGATAGCTAGTAATTCATTTTTAGTAACTTCTATACCATTGGTTTGGAGTAAGAATAAACTTCTATCAGGAACAGACATGAATTCGATTTTATCATTATACATGTACGTTTCATTCAATTTATCTCTCCTCCATTGATCAGTTTGTTCAATATATGCTGCTTCTTCTTCGGTACCCATTTTACCTAAATCATGATTTAAAGCAGCAAATACTAATTCTTCCATAGTGTAATTCATTGTTACACCCATGTCAAACCATACTTGATGAAGTTTGATAGCTGCTTCTACTACTCTGTTTATATGATCCACATAACCACCAGGAAAACAATTATGATATTGTACCTTATGTGATGCAGGCATTAACACAATGCGATCAGCGTGTTTGTTGTAAAACTCTAAGAGTTTTTCTTTTCTAGGAGAAGTGATATAACAATCAATATAACCTATAAATTTATTCCAGTTTGCTTCGATTTGTTCGGCTGTTAACATAACTTATTATTTTAATATTATCTCATTTCTTCAGGTGACATTGGCTCATTCTCAATAAGATTTTTTAATTCTTGAATAGTATTTTTACCTTCTTCAATAACTTTTACAAAATCTTGTGCACTTTGTGAGTTAGTAACTTGCCATCTTAGGACTTCAAGTTTGTTTTCAATGTTCTCTAACTTCTTGTTAATTAAATTTCTGTTTCTCATAAACTGTTGTTTTGGGTTATTTGTATATTTTGATGTACAATGTCTAAAATGTTTTTTAATTTGGCACATTTTTCATAATCTTCAACTGATTCAAAATAATATAAAACAAAATTTAATGTTTTTGTTAATTTTATACTTGAACGAGTT